CCCTCTTTGGCGTGACCAAAAAAATCATGCACGGCTCGAAAAATATCATTGACTGGAAGTCCTTCAATACCGCTGGGCTTGAGCATTAAGTTGTCAGCGCCTCCAGCAAATGCTTCTTTGGTCGGAAGATAAAAAAGATGCTTGTTATCATTTACGTCTGCAACCATATCGGCGCTAGATTTGTAAGGCTCTCCGGTGCCTGTGAACGGCTCCAATGTATATCCGGCATCGGTTATGGCTCGATACTGATTCTCTGTTTCGCGAGCAAGGGCATCATAAGCCCGGATTACTTCCGGGTCATCCGGGTTATGATTTGCTTGTTCAAAATGGTCGGCAATACGCTTAAGTTGTGCCTCGTTCAAAGCGGCATAAGAACTGGGACGCAACTTGAATCCAGCATTGTCGGCGTAATCCTCGGCTACTTTAGCTACATCTTCGTTTTGCGCTGGTTGAGCTTGGGTTTTAATTTCAGCCCCGGATTTATCAATCACATCAAAACTTCCTGGGGGAGTTTTTCTATGCGCTGCAAAATCTGCAATGTCGATAGTATCGTTATTCGTCCCAGTTTTGCGCCAGCTATCGAGTAACTTTGTGCCCCGATAATGCGTTACGATGGCAGTATGTTCATCCGGGTGAGCGTTTTGTATTCGATGAAAGGCACCGAGAAAACGGTCTTTGAACTCGTTAAAAGTTTCTCCCCCTGGGGGACGGGTATCCGGGTTATTGATTAACTCCTGTATCTTTGGAAGAACGTCTGCCGTTACTTTTCCTTCAATCGTTGGACCAAATTTCCAAGGACGTAGTTCAGGGTCAGGAACAACTGGCGCTCCAGTAGTCTGTTGGAGTTTCGTGGCTGTCTCCATTGTCCGTTCCAGGTCACTTGCGTAAATTTTTTCAATACCGGAATTTTCTAATTGCTTAGCCGTCGCTTCTGCTTCTTTGCGTCCCTTAGCAGATAACGGAATGTCGATGTGCCCACGAATTCGGTCTTTCGTTGCGTCAGCATTATTCATCTTAGTGCTGCCGTGCCGAATAACGTAAGTTTTAGGCTGTTCTTCTTTTGTAGCAATATGTTGAGCCTGAATTGGAAAGGGCGGCTTGTAATCAGGATTTTGCTTGCGTAGAAAACTACCGGCACTCCCTGTGCCCTCTGCGGCTTCAGCGGCTTCTCGAAAAAACTGACCCTGACTAGCTAACGCTGACATTTCGTCGAAATTTTTATTTGCTCTAGCCTCAGCATATTTAGCTTCCATTGCTTTTTGAGCAGTCCGAAGCGATGCTACTTCTTCTGGAGATTGCGCTGACTGGCCTAGGTCGTGCGCCGCTTTGGTAAAGCCGCCTTGATTATCTAATCCTCGCGCCCAAGTTCGGAATTCTTCCGGTGACATGTTTTCAACTTGGGCAGTTAAAGGATTCGGTTGAGCTTGGGCATTAAATGTGACTGATTCAAGTTTGCCTGGCTCCGGGGTAAAAGCATCCCCAGAAATTTGCCCGTATTCCTTAGCGCGTCGAAATGCCTCTTTTCGGTTGAGAAAAACTCCATCATTGGTTACGAATCCGGGTATTACTCCTTTGCCATACCCACGATTGATGTTAGGATTACGCAATTCTGAAATTGTTTCTCCAGCTTTTAGTGCCTTGTCGATAGCCCCAAAGTGAGTAGAATCATGCGGCTGGGTAGTATAAACTTTACTATTAGGAAGTTTGATAGCCGCCATTTTTATAGCTTCGGGTTCTTCGCTGGGCTTGGGCTGAAATCCTGCCGTCAGGGTGAGTGTGTTTCCTCGAAACTCCGGCAACTCCGGCGCATGTGATACTTCTTTAATATTGCTCAGGTTTAGTTTTTGAATAGCCTCAATAAGGCTTGGCATTGCTACCCCCGCCTTTTGCGCGGCGGCTTCAATTTCGTTTCGGACTGGATTAACCTCGGCAATAGACCGTCCTTCGATACCCTGTTTGGCTGCTTCTGCCCCGGCGTATTCTCCACGGGGGCGCACGGGCACTTCTACCCGTCCAGGAGCAGTAGCGGCGCTAACTTCTTGGCCCGCCACATTCAGCGGTAGTTTTCCTTTTTGAATGCGCGGAGTCTCTGGTAACTTAAAATTAAAAAGTGCGTTAATAAAATCGGCGCTGCGTTGGTCAAGAGGTTTCGCTTCTCCAGGTTTCACTTGGGGAGCAAAAAATCCTTTCTCTGTTATGTCCTTTGGAACTACCAGCGGTTCCCCGGCTCCAGTTCGTCCGGCTTGTTGATTAGCTACGAATCGTTGGGTATCCTCATACAATCTTTGCCACGCATCCGGCGTAAAAGTGTGGGTGTTCGGGTCGATTTCATAAGGACTAAGGGAGACCCCTTCTGGGCCAATTTTTCCCAAGGTAGCAGCCATTTTATGAGCGTTAGCAGCGAATACTTCAGGTGCCCATCCTTGAATTTGGTATTCTCCACCTTTAGTGGTAATGACTTTATCTGGAAAAAATGATTTCTCCCATAATGCTCGTGCCTCTGGCGGCATGGTGCGATAAGCTTCGATAATTGCCCTCCGAACGTCTCGATTGCTCGTCGTTGCGGCGGCGGGTTCATCCGGCGCACTCAGGTAGTTGATTCTTATTCCGGTTCCCTGGGCAATTGCCTCGGCTACGTTTCCAAGTAACTCGCGAGGACTGCGAGTGCCCCCGGCTAAGGGCACATCGGGTGCGTTAGCTGCTATCTGTGCTGCGCTTGCGGCGTCTGATTCCCGCGCGGCTGGAGTGCCCGGTATCGTAACAGTTGGTTTTGGAGCGGTCGGAGTGGCAGGCTGAAGTTGTTTTGGAGCTACTTCGGGTAATTGATTCTTGGCAACAGATTGCACAGCCTGAACCACTTTGAATTTCGGTTCTATTTGTCCAATTTCTGTTGCTCGTCCGGCTAAAGGTTCTCCCCCGAAAGCAGACACAACTTGCCCAACTTTGTCAGCCAGATACGGAAGCAATCCTTTAGGAGTATTCGCGCTTGGTCCCGTGTGCTTGAGCACAGCGTCAAAATTTTCTGCCGCTAACTCTCGTGCAAGATACCTGTCCGCCACTGCTTTTGCTTCTTCTGGACTCAGCACATCACGCCAAACCTGGGCTTGGGCATCGGCTGGACTAAGGTGCCCATTTCGCTGTAGCGCGGCATCAGTAATTTGCCCAAGCGTTTCCTTAGCAGCGTTTTGAATTTCTTCTGGGGAAGCGCCTTGCATTTGCTGGGACAACGAATTGATTATTTTTTCTTTTGCTTCATTTTGTCCCCATCCAGATTTATCGAGAATAGTTTCTTGCCAAGTGCCCGGAAGTTGGTTGTTTCCAACAAATCGTTTAGCGTAATCGGTCCCCTGGGCGTCCCACTCCGGGCCATAAGCTTTTTGAACTACGGCATCTATTTGCCGATTGCCCGGTTCTCCGATAACATCTTGAATGGCGTGAAAGGCTTCATGCGGAGCGGCGGCAACGTCTTTGACAATAATCACTCTCCGGGGACGACCGATTTTATCCGGCAGACTGGTCGTGAAAAAACCGGTCTGATTAGCGATATGTTGCGCCTGTTCTGGACTAACACCTTGTTTGGTGAGTGCGTCCTGAATGCTGGACGCATCACCCATGAAAATATCTGTGTTCGGAGCGGCACCTTTGACGAACAGCCGTAGTGCGTTTAAACGTGCTTTTTGTGCTGGGTCGGCTGCTTGAAACGCTTCTCGATGCATTGCGTCCAGGGCTGGAAACTGGCCAGAGGATGGCTGTGGGGTGCTGATACCATATTCGCGGGGAGCTATCAACTGCCCACTGAGAACCCGTCCGCCAAGCCGTTTACCCGCGCCTAAAGCCCCGAACACTCCCCCGACTCCCAATCCTTGGGTATCCTGGGGTCCCTCACTCGTAGCAAGTCCGAGTCCAAGGTCAAATGCCGCGCCTTTGGCAATGTCTGATACTGCTCCAGGTGCCGCTTGCAGCACATCCCGCGCTGCCTGGGCATACGGAGATACAATCGGCTTAGCGCCGCTCACCTGTTTACCCAGGTCTTGGACTCGCTCTCCAACTTTTTTAGCTCCGGCTCCGATTCGTTCTATTGCTTCAGCCCCCACGGGTCCAGCTAAAATTCCTTCAAGGGATGGCAGCGTGCCAGTGGCTATTGATTTCCCAAGCACTGCAATAGGGGCCAGAACCTTACCCACTGGGGCCACGGTTTCCAATCCGGTTCCAGCTAATTCAGCACCTTTTCCTGCGGCCTGAGCTATTCCTCCAGCAACCTTCGGCAATACCTTTGTGGCAGCTTGCTCTGCTGTTTGCGCCGCGCGTGCAGGAACTAACTTTCCAGCGCCTTGAAAAGCTTTCCCGAACGCCCACCACGAAAACGGGTCTCCAGCAGCCGTAATTGCTGTTTCCTCTGGGCGGACTGGCTTGCCTGCTGCTTCCAGGCTCTTGATAATTTCTCCACCAACGGGAGTAAGAAACCCTCCATGACCGTAAGCAATGTCTTGCGCCGTCTCGCCAGCCCCGACCGCGCTCCACAAATCTTTAGCTTTTTCCTCCGGCGTATATTGGACCAAAGGTTTCGATAACCCAACAGCGCGGCCAATTTTTCCTGCGGCTTTAACCCCCATTTCACCAAGCCCGGTAACAGCTTGTTCACTCCCGGCAATGTTTTCTGCCACTCGGCGCTGTGCTTCTTCCCCTGTCGCTTCAAAATAGCTAGATGGTTGGCCGGTTGCTAACCCTGCAATGTCAGCTAACGGCGTTCCGATTACAGCGTTTGCATAATTCCAAGCCTGCTTTCCGAATCCTCGCGCAATATCAAAAGCTGGTTTAATTACGTTACCTGCGGTAGTGACTGCCCCTTTAGCGGTATCAAGTATTCGTCCTTCGCGGGCTGCTTTAATCGTTTCAGCACCAGACTGAACGGCGGGAATATCGCTGATTTGAAACCCTCGCTGTTTAACAAGATTATGGGCATCAGCCACTTTTTGGACTATCGAAGGGTCCGCCCAAAGGTCCTTGTTCTGACGAAATGTGTTCACCAGGTCAAAGCTTGAGTCTTTGGCTGCTAAGTCGGCCAAAGAAGCCGCGTCAAAATCCTTGATGGGGTTGATGGGCTGGGAAGCCACTTGCGCGGCCTTAGTTGCGTATTCCGACTGCTGCTCCGGCGTTAAAATAATGGGTTCAGCCATACGTTTAAATAGTGCCAAAAAAGTGGGTTTCGGGCTTGATTTTTCCCGTGTTTAGATGATATTCAAGTATGAATGAAATTATTGTAATGCTTCTGGTAGTGGGATACTTCGCCTTTAAAGGCTTAGCCATTTTGGTGCCTGCAATTTGCATGCTCTACTTTGGCAGCGTCCTTTTCAACGCTATCAAAAAGTAGCCTGTTGCGCCGGATAATACTGCCCGTCAGCGCCCCGCTGGACCTTCTGCCCATTCGTTAGGGTGATGACCGGGCCGGGACTGCCTGAGGCACCCCCTGTGAAGTCCTTGGGAGGCGTATAGTTAGGAGTCCTTTCCCCGTTTAGCAATCGAACCTCATTTGGATTAAGGACATTTTGCAAAGGATGACCGGCACTGTTCGCCCGCGCGGCGGCACGAGAAATCGGATTAAGTGCTTCCCGCTCGATTGCTTGCATGTGCTGTGTCCCAATCTGGGCGATAGCCTGCCGGGCTTCTGGCGTAAGGGAGCCTTGGCGCAAAAGCTGCTCTCGAAAATCATTGATACGAGCCACAATAGGCTGGTTGTGTTCCATTTTTTCCCATTTGAACTGTCGAACGGTTCCTGCGGGGTCGAACATTTTGATTACTGATTCCGCGAGAGCTAAATCTTGAGAATTGAGATTAGCTTTACCGGCGCGCTGGTCTGCTACAGGAACCGCATTTATTGCTTGCATTGCGGCTTGCATATCGTTATATCGAGACTTGGCTATAGTCCAATCTTCATAAGCCTTGTCCTTTTGCAACGGCTCGGTAATTTCATTAACCTTGGGAATTTCCCCGGATTGAGTCACCATACCGCCCGTAGCAGGATTATACGAACCCGTAGTTAGTTTTGGCTGAACTGTGGGCGCAACCGGAGCGGCTAGCTTTGCTTGCACATCCGCCGCGCTCATTGTGGCGGCGTTCTCCGGCGCTATCCCAAATTGATTCACCATCTGCGCGCGTTGCTCTGGGGTCGGCTCTGGTGCTGGCGGGGTAGCCGTAGCAGCGGCAGGAGCGTTCGACGCACCGGGAGATAAAGCATGAAAAGGAAAAGCTTTGGCTTTAATGTCTTCGTATTCTTTCCATTTCGGGGAGCCGGGGGTAATGTTTTCTCCCTGACTGTTGCGATAAATTGCTTCAGACCCGCCCCCCGGCACCTCAATTTTCTGGGTCATTGCCGGGTCGGGTTTCTGTCTCTCTGCGGCAAACTGATACCACATTTGGCCCCCACGGGCCTGAGCACCTTTGACAGCCGCTAATTCAAAATCGGGGGTTCCATCCGCTTTCTTTGGGATTTCTCCAAACATCTGAGCGTAAGCATCAACCGCACCCGGAGCAGCGTGCTTTAGTTCAGCCTGTTGCTTAGCTAACTGAATTCCTTGAACGTCAGCAGCGGGAGCAACAAGGGGCATAGCAGCCCCAGCTTGGGCGCTCTCTAGCGTCGCTTTGCTGCCTGAGGCAAGCTCTACGGCGTGACGCGCCGCGATAAGGTCTGGGTTTTGCAAATCAGCAATTTGGCGTTTGTGCAACTCAATTTGTGCTTTTCGATGGGTTTTACCAAGCTCTCCAGACCTGTCGATTACATCTTGTGCCGTAAGGGCACCGGTTCTCATGGCATCAGTAAGGGCTTGAACCGCGCTAGGGTTTATAGGCGTGGGGGCGTTTGCATTCACCAGATTACCAGGGTTTAGTAATCCGGGATTGATTCCAGGTGGGGGCGTTACGTCGAGGACTCCGGGCATAATTTTTTAATAAGTTGGGGCCGTCCATCCGCTTGTGCTCATGCGTTTGGCGTCCGCTTGTTGTCCATAAAGGCTTTGCAAAGCATTATCGTTAGCAGGATTGTATTGCCCTGGCAATGCTGGTGCAAGACTCATAATACCTAAAGAAGGTGGGTTCTGATTTTGAACAGTGTTAATTTGATTTTGAATTTGACCAGGAGCTAACAATATGTTGTTGCGTGTAGTATTCAATGCCGTTTGAGAACGAAAATAATCTTCCTGAGCCGGAGAATTAGGGGCAGCGGCGGCAACTGGGGCTTGACTAAACCCCCCAAGCACTCGATTGAGTATTTGCATCAGACTATTGGTTTGAGTATTTTGCCCAAGATTTAAAATTGCCTGTTGGACAGCAGCGGGAGCGGAACCCGCTTGAGCTACGCTGGCGCTTCCGACTGGAACACCTGCGGGAACATTACTATGAAAAACAGTTCTGCTACCGAGAGTAGGGTCTCGCAATACGTTACCAAGAATGGCAGCGTGCTCCGGGTGTGCCGGATTGGCGGTAGCCTGCATCATATCTTTATTACCGACATGGTCAATAGCTGCATGCGCGGCGTCATGCACTCGCATATTCGGCGCAATCAATTCTCCAGTCCATCCGCTAGCCATAATACCTTTCGATTAAAAAACGGCTCCACCGGGAACATCTCCGCCCCCGACTTGGGAAGCACCGTAGGCACCATTACCTAAATTAGGAGACCCGGACGAAAAAAGTCCTTTGGCCCAATTATACGCACCTGAGGTAGTCGGAAGTTGATTACCCACATACGGGGCCGCATTCGCTACAGTATTCCCCCAAATCTGTCCTTGGGCTGCCGCGCCCTGAGCGGCTGCGTTCGCCTGGGTTTGGGCTAACTGATTTGTTGCGCCAACGCGCGCCAGCCAAAGATTAGCTACATCGGAGCCGCCGAGACCAGCAACAGGAGCCATAGCATTTGACTGTTGCAACACACCTTGCTGAGCTTGTAAATTTTTCAACTGTGACGCTTGTAAATTTGGAAAAAGGTTCTGCAAAATATTCTGCCGCTTTGTTTGCAAATCCTGGGCGGCGTTAGTCAAATTGGCGGCTTGCTGCTGGCGTTGCATCTGCAAATTGATACCTGCGGAGCCAAGAAGGGTTCGCAATACTTGCCCACCCACACCAGTTGCTCCCGCTGTTCCTTGAACCTGACCGGTCTTTTCAAGACCCGCTTGCATGATTTCATTTTGAACGTCAGGCGGAAGCGTAGCGCCGAGAGATAACTCTTTGAGTGCGGCATCAACCAGAGCTTTTTTTGCTTTGTCTTCACCAGGAACACCGGCTACAGCTTCGCGAGTGGCGGCTTCTGCAACTTGGGCACTCGGACTGCCCGCGCCAAGCTCAGCAGCCCCTTTCGTAATTGCGCCTTCACTAGCGTATCGCTGAGCTAAAAGGGCCGGGTCGATTTGAGCCTGTAACGCAAGCTGATTTTTAGCTCGCTCCACGTCGGCTTGAGTAGCCTGGGGACCGACAACCGAAGGGTCGAGTTGCTTAAATACAAAATCCTTTTGACGCTGGAGAGCATCAACCTGCATCTTAGTTGCATTTTCCATCGCGTTTGCGCTAATGGCGGCTCCCGCAACTTGCCCAATTCCTGAAAAAATATCGCTCATAAAACTTTACAAAAGGTTTCCGAAAAGGGACGGTATCCTAGTTTTTTATACAACCGTCGCATCTTAGGAATATCGGAAATAACCACACATCCGCTAACGATACGTTGTGCTCCCCACGCCTTAGCATCTGCTTCAAATTCAAAAAACAAATTGAGAGCGGCACGGTTAGAACGATAGCTGGGTGCTTGCATCCAAAGTTGCTGGGCTGCTGTGCGCTCGCCTGAAATAGGGTCAATAATAAACCACGCCAAAAGAAATCCGTCGGGATTCGCGTAAGCTTTTCCAGCCCCAGAAGTAACGGCTGGTTCCCACAAAGCACACAGGGTATCAAAGTTAACCAGATTGTGAGGCGCGCTAAACTGATTCACAACATGCTCAACATGGCCCCTAAATTCTTTTGCGCAAAGAGTCATATTGCAGGCCCCTCCCAGTCCACGCCAGCCGCCGTCATAGGCACCTCTCCAGTCCAGTGTTGAATAGAAAAAAATACCGCTCCATTAGGGCCAGCTTTAGCACCGTGCCAGTCGGTCGGTCGAACCCTAAACGATTTTCCCCGAAGGCGATGCTCAACAAAGGGTTTCAATTTTTCCAAAGCAGCGTTTAAACGCGGAACATCGGTTCCCACAAGAAAAATAAGGTCTCCGGCAACATGAGCTTCGTAAGCGTCGATGTTGGGATGACGATGCGCGAGCACTAAGCAATTCGGCTCCATAGTCACCTTTTCCACTTGAAAAAGACCGTCTCGCCATACCACGTCGGCGCGCAACTTTCCATACTCGCGATGCTCTAAGACCCCTAGGTCAGGCGGGCATACTAAGTATTCGTCACGAAAACGTTCGAGGGTCCAGTTCATCATTAAACAGTGCTTATTTTTAGCCTTTTTAGCAATTACGACTTGACCAGGCACCACAAGGCAATTTGTGGAGGATACGGAACCGTGCTGCCTGGGATTTGAAACGTTGTTGCCCCGACAGATTGACTTATGTTCACATGAACCTTTGTTGGGGTATCATAAGACACAATCGTAACCGTTGGAGAGCCATTAGCAAACACAATTTGCTGGCCGACCATAGTAGAAGCAAAAACTGACGCGCTAGCGGTGACAACCGTGAGGGCCTGCGTAACCGTAATAGCAGGACTAGAATCTGCGCTATCAAAAGTGCTGTTGTTTATAGCAACAAAATCGGTTTCTCCAAATACTGCTCCCGCGTTTCTTTGAGCTATGTTAGCATTCACGGAGACCGGGTTACTTCCGTCTGAATTGGCCGAAGCTTGCATTACAATTCGCCCTCGCTGACTTTGATTGCCAGCACCAAACAAGTCCCATCCAGGGTTTGCGGTAAGAGCGTCTGTTAGATTTGGGAAGGTAACATACTTAATATCGCCGGGAGTGCCTGCGACGGTTCTCCATAACCCCCGCTCCCAGTGAATGAGAGTGTTTATGGAAGTATCAAAGTATTGCTGAAAATCAATAGGCGATGCTGGACGGCTAGAGGTTGGTCCGTTGCGCGCAATGCTATTAAAAGGCACCCAATTAGAACCGTTCCACTCATACCACCCAATCGGGTCTCCCCGGCTGGGGTTTTGGTCTGTGGGGTCCAAGGTGCTTCGTAACCACACCGGAGGATTGCTGCTGGGAGGCGTGCTACTTTGTGCCCAAAAAGATGGCGTGAATGAGGCGCTAATATCCAAAGGAACATATCGCTTAGTATTAGAATCGAAAACCCACCATTGGGTGCCGTTCTTAAGCCAGGGGCCAACGTTACTAGAAGGCTCAGTGTCTCCGATGAAAAAAAAGTTAGTTCCTGATGGGCTTACAATTCGCATTCTGCGAACCATTGTTTCTGCGAGGTCTTGCGGGCTGCCAATAAATGTAGCCGGAATTTTTGCCATCTGGACGAGAAGATTTGTTGCTTGAAGTGCCATAAATTTTTATACCGTTGTAAAGGTTCCGTCGAGAGTTGCTGAGTTTACCGCAATTGCCCCAGTCAATAAGGTTATACTAATTTCTATATCTGCGTCAGTAGAAAGGGGAACCACGAAAGGAAAATTATAGGTTCCGTTGACAGCGCCGTTTACCTCATTCAATACCCCGATTCCGTCAACAGTTATCAGTAGCGCATACACCGCTGAAGTCACATTTGAAATTACTAATTGCAAATTACAATTAGTTTGAGGTCCGGTATAAACCTGGGAACCATTGAGATTTATTTGCGCCGGGATATTTCCAGACATTGCTGCCGTCTGTGTGGACGACATGTGAAAAGAATTCGGGGTGTCGCTTTCATCCTGGGTAGCCGGGGGATTTCCAGGAAAAAACATCGGGTCATCCCATATGATGTTCCACAAAACGGTAGAAATTTTAAGCTCAATATCTTCAGACGTTATGGTGCAATCGGGTATGTCGTTCGACACCACCAAATTATACAAACCGGCATCATCAGGGACGGTCGGATTGATTACCAAATAATTTTTGGTAGTAAGGGTTGTGTCCCTAAAAAATATTCCATCTTTGAGCCAGTTGTATTCAAGCTCGCCTGCTCCGAATCCGGGCACTAAAGGAACTGGACCTAGCGTGGCCGGGTCTCCTTCTTCAGCCGTCACAGGGTTTACTGGCGCGGGTCCCGTAAACTCTGGGCATGCAAAGTTACCTCCCGTAAAGTGAACGGGCAAGCTAAGCGGGGTTTCACCATCGGGGGTAATGGCGCTAACCCGATAAAATCCAGGTCCGAACGACTCCAGGTCGATAGTCGGATTTGGAATACATTCCGCAACGATAACATATGAACCGAACGCATCGTCGGGATTTACAGATTTGTAAACTGAATAACACAACGCTCCGGGGTAGGTATTCCATGAGAGAATAAAACCTCCAGTTCCACCTAAAACTAATCCTGTAGGATACACTTGCGGAGTGAGGGGATTAAGGACTATCACCGGTCCAGAGCTAGAGCTAAAAATGACTTCGCACACTGGAGGTGAGATATAGTCAATCTTCGGACGACGAAGAAACAGAACGTCGATTGTGCTATTCATCGAAACCCTCCCCAACGCTCAAGACAGGAGGTAGCACACCCCGCAACTCTGCCTCGGCTTGTTTGACAGCGACAATACCAGCTACTCTATCGGAAGCCGCTTGAGAAATTATGCTTTGAGCAATTCCAATTCCAACTGCTGAAAATCCGCCCTGGTCCACGACTGCGGTTTTAACCGAGGTAAAATAGGCCAGTTCTCTATGAGTTAGTTCATCAACAGCTAGTTCAATGTTAGAACTATGCTGACCCGCGCCATCGAAACGAACGGTATTAAAGGGAGCTTCGTCTTCACACGCCTTTGGGTCCCCTTTCAAATCATCGGGCACATCCAGACCCCATACCCGAATCCATCGAATAGTTCCCGGCCCGTGGCCAATAATCAAAAGCTGAAAGCTATTGTCGATTCCTTCTATGTTAGGAGACTCTACCGGACACGTTCCAGAATCCAAATTAGTCGATTGTTGATTTGCGTCTTGGGTGCGCTCAACTCGTTCCTCAGGCTTAAACGCAAATAAATCGGTTGTAGCCGTTATACTTCGGTTAAAAGCCAAACTTCCTTTTTCTACGCTTATTTTTTTTGCCAGGACCGGTTTATAGGCTCCCCGAAGGCTTCCCGCATAAAAAATACCAAGATTTAAATCTTCCTCGATACCTGACATAGCTACGTCTGCCCACTGCATTCGGCAATCACTTCCAGGAATTTTTTTAGCTGACGAAGTTTGACCGAAATATCCACGGGTTTCAACAAACCAGGTAATGGGGCATCCGTTGTCTAATCGGTCGGGAGTAAAGGCTTCCCAAAGTCTGTTCTCGCCATCTTCATCAACGCTAACATGATAAATACGCTCAACTCCTGCGATTACTCCGTAAACCCATTGAACGGGACGAGTGCCGCGCCACCAACTGGCCCAAGACGGTCCAGAGTCATCAGTAAGAGTCTCAAAAGCTGCGTCGTTCACTACCCAGGTATCTTTGTTGTAATAATCGTTAGCCGGGACACTCATTAGCATGTA